GTTTCCAAGTAACTTTCGATCTGCACTAAGCTCGTCAGAGCTTCCATAGTATCTTTTCCAGTCACTCTCAGACGTAACCCGTCTCTTACCACCTCTAGGCTTACGTTTTTGTTGGAAATATTTTCTTCCGATATATTGTTTACCCGACTTGATATTAGTAATGCGGTAGACGAAACCGAAGAAATCGCCAATATCGTCAGAAGTGAAAGGTTTACCCTCATATAACCAGGGGTTTTCATAAATTCCTTCTTCAACCATTTCATGATTTTCATATTATTTTTCTCTATTTAGATTTTGAATTTTCACAGATTCATTAATGAACTGTTTATGTCCCAAATATAAAGTATTTAACTTAGTATCTTTCCAATCATCTACAGGTAAATGTGATATGTAGTCATATTCTTTTGCAACCATATCAATATCGAACCAATTCAAACCATACAATATTGGAATATAATTAACTGCACTAAAAAGACCAAATTTACAATCACAATCATCGCTTTGAGGGAATCTATTCTTCCATATTTCTAATAAAGGTTTAAGAGTTGGTGTAATTTTCAAATTATTCTTCACGTCTTTCCAGAATGGAGTATCCTCTCTCTTCACCAAATAATGTGCTTGAACATAATCAAATATATTATCAAAAATATTATTAACTATAGTATTACATTCATCGATACTATTTGATGGAAGATAATGAACAAAGGCATACATCTGCTGTATGACACTACCTATAGCGGTTGCTTCTAATGGTTCAACAAAACTTTGCGATAATCCTACTGCATAACAATTCTTATACCATGCCTTCTCCATTCTACCAGGATCAAATTTAAATGTCTTAGCAATATCTAATTTTTTACCATATACCCTTTCCATTTCTTCATGAGCTTGAGTTTCATTAATAAACTTTTCACAAAAAACATATCCATTACCAGTTCTACCCTGTGTTGGAATCTGCCAACTCCAACCATAATCTCTAGCAGTTGATTTTGTATAGATGTTATACTCTTCCATCTCTTCAGTCGCAAAAGCAATTGCAGAATCTAAAGGTAAATATTCAGAATAAGATTTCCATTTTACATCCAACGCACGATTTAATAAAAGTCTAGAGAATCCAGAACAATCTATAAAGAAATCTGCGTAATACTTTTGCTTCCCATTAACAGAAGTAATATCTCCATCTTCAGAATTAATATCAACAGACTCTATACTATCTTCTATTATCTCAATATTCCGATCTTCACATATTTTCCTCAGAAACTTATTTAATGCTTTTGTATCAAAATGAAATTGATGTGTAGGTGAATGATCTAAACTATTAAAGAAATTAAGAGGAACCTGATTATCAAGAGATCCTTTTGGATTCATCTCAAAATTCGGTCTTCCTTCAGCAACAACTTTATGTAAATATGGAAAATGATTTCCAGATGCTTTAGCACAATTATATACAGTTATATTATGTAAATAATCCTCATCAGACCATCCTTCAAAATAAACACCATTTTTAAAGGTTGCCTTTGCATTTAAAACAAGAGTGAGTATGGGTATATTACAATACCTACAAAAATCAGCAAAATGTTCAGATGAACTTTCACCAACACCAATAATACCAATATCTTCAGACTGAATAATCTTTATATTTTTCTTTGGAAAAGATGCTTGCAATATTAAAGCAGAAACATATCCAGCATTGCCACCACCAACTACAATAATATCATCAATCATTATAGATATAATTCACGTCATGTATATAGATAAATATATTATAACAGATTTATCCTAATGGCAGTCTACGTAAATAATTTTACTATTGAAACTGGAGCATATTTTTCAAGAGATTTTTACTTGGACAACTCTGATGGAACTTCATTAGATCTAACTGGTTATAGTGCAAAATCATATTTAAGAAAGCATCCAGAAAGTGTAAATGCTACTTCAATATTTAATGTTGGATTTATTAATAGAGAAAATGGTCATATTAGAGTTTCTTTAGCAACCACTGCAACTAAAGCAATAAAACCAGGTAGATATGTTTACGATGTATTATTTACAGATCCATCTGATAAAAAAAGTATTGTAATTGAAGGTCAGGTTCTTGCTACTCAAGATATTTCACCTCAACTTGTTATAACATCTTATGCTAATGAACAAGTAGGTGTTATCAATGAGAATAGTGCAGGTGTAATAACCTACGATCAAGTAAGTTCATATGGTGTAGTTCATATCGGAGTTACATATGATCAATGCAGTTCATTCTCAGCAGAACCCGTTGGTGCTGCTGTAACTGGTCATCTTCTTGATGACCTTAAAGATACTTCAAATGGTAAATTACAAAAATTAAAAACTTATCTTAACAATGGTGGTGTTGTATGGTTCAATGCTGAATGGTGGAATGGGAATCCTCAAGGTGAAGGATGTTCAAATCAATCTAATATAAATGAAATCCTAACTCTACTTGAAACAGAAATAAGAGCAGATAGTGATTTAGGATATACAAGTAATTCAGAACTATCATCAAATACTGCTGTACAAAATTCTGGTCTTCCAGCAACACAAGATCAAAATGCTACTGTAATATTTACAGGAGGAACTCCTGTATATGTAACAAATTCTGCATATGGAGCGTCTCCACCACTAACAATCACTGCATTTGAAAAAATAGGTTCTGGTATATTATATGTAAGTGGAGATAGTAATACCGCATTTAACTGGGGATATGATGGACTTAATAAGAATATCTACAATGGACTCAGATACTTAGTAATAAATAGTTAAAAAGATATATGTCAGCCTACGTTCACAATTTAACAATCCTTGGAGGTGCAGATTTCAATCAAGAATATGATATGCTTGAAACTGGTGGTGAACCAATAAATCTGACAGGTTATACTGGAAAGTCCCAAATAAGAAAACATAAAGATAGTGGGACTGCTGTTAGTTTTAATGTAGGATTTTTAGATAGAGTAAATGGAAAAATAAATATATCAATTCCAAGTTGGACAACTGCTAAACTAAAGGAAGGTCGTTATGTATATGATATTCTTTTTACTTCGCCAGGAGGTAAAAAAGAAATTGTTCTAGAAGGTAGAATAAATGTAAGAGCAGGTATTTCAACTGGTTGTGATTTCTCAAAACCCACTAGTGCCCAAAGACTTTGTATTGCTGTTATTGATGAAGCAGATGCTCAAGCAACTTCCACATTTTCAACACTATGGACACAATTTAGAACCAATTATCCTAATAGAACATTCTATCTCTTACAACCAACAACTGCTGGATTTGGTGTAGAGTCAAATTATAATTCAAATTATTTTGTACTACGTTGTCCTGATAATTTCCTTTCAGAAACCACTGTAAATGTAGAACCTCTAATCTAATGGCAAATTATTCTGTAATACCAAACGGCACAAATACAAACCCATTTATGGGTCCAAATTATGCACCACAGAATGGTAATGCTGGAACTAATCCAAATAATTGGGGATTTGGTAACTCATCAAACTTTGTAAGACCATACCAAAATTTTAGTTGGAGATTACAAACTCAAACTTGGGCTCTAGGTGCATTCTGTAAAGCACATAGGTATATTGATACTATAGATAATATTTGTTTAGATGGAGCTTTTGGTAGATTAAAAATTAGTACAAAATCACCAAACTTAGGAGAACTTGGATTCGTAACACAACATTGGTATAACTGGACAGATGGTCCTTTCGGTATTTTAAATTCATATCCAACACATAAAGAATGGTGGGATAATTCAACTCCCATTACTATTCAAGTTCCAAACTTAATGTATACCAGATCTAATGGAACAAGACCTCTAGTTCTTGTTGATGTTGCGTATATTAGTTATGATCCAGAAGATTATGTTGACGATACACCAGATCCAGATACTAATACTGGTGGACTTGTTGGTACTGAATATCCTAATGCAGATGAAGATGATTGGAGTGGTGATCCAGATAGATGGGATGAAGGTTCGATTGGTGAAGGAAATGATTTAATTGCAGGTGTACCTAAAATGACTGGTGGTATGTATAATTGGATTTGGAAAAGTTATGGTTTACCTGCAGCAGAATGGCAAATGAATCATCCAGGAAAACCAACAGAAAGTAATCCATTCATACCACCTGGTTCATATGTTCCTCAAGCAGCTGTACCAGGAGATGATCCTTTTGATCCAAATAACAATGAATGGATGGCAGCAGTAATGAATGACCAAGGTTATGAAACAGCAGGTATAGGAGCTCTTGAAGCAAGAACCTTAATTGATATTATTAAATGTACTCCAGCCAGTCATCAAGCTTCTAGACATGCTAGAAGTCAATTAATGCAACATTGTTCACCTGGTGATATTAATAAATTAAAAGGAATGGGAATACTATAATGCCATATAATTTTAACGGACAAGATGTAGATATTAATAATATCACATTACAACATTTACTAGATGGTATTATAGGTGATGGTGTAGGAATAGGAACAACCAGTTCACTTACATTATTCACACCTGGTGCTAGTGCAAGATCCGATCTACTTAGATACGGAATGAATAGTTTAGATACTTTCTTTGGATCAAAATATACAGATGAATACAATTCAATAATTGCAAATATATCAGCAGATACAAAAACAAGATTTGAAGGTTTAGGTGGAAATCTTAGTGGTCTATCAACTGAAGGAATAGGAATTACTACAAATCTAACAGGATGTATAGGAACTGCTATTAATACATGGACACCTACTGTTAAAAATGTTGGTACTTATATTGGAATAGGTTCTCATTTTAACCAAAATTCAGGAATTATAACATCAGGAAATTATACACCATACTACTTAACAAGATGGGGTGGAGATGCTACTGATAGTATGCTATATGCTCAACTCAACTTTATGCATCATGTTAAATTTAATAGTAATGGTGGAGCAACAGTTGCAAATAATGTTGGTATATCTTCTGCCAATGCAATCAATCTACCTATAAGTGAAAGACTACAAGTAGAATGGGCATCCACATTAAACCCATATCCTGTTTGGAAAGATTTACAGAATAAAGGATCTCAAACAACTGCACAAGTTGAACATATATTCAGAACTATGGTTTCATATACTAACGAGCATAGTAGACATAATCTATTTAATGGAGAACCTTGGAGTTTAAGTTGGTTCTTAATTCATGGTATTAACGATTCAAATAATGTTGGTATAGGAACTTCATCAATCGATGATACTGCTGCTAGTGCATATATTGATGATGCAACAAAAGATCTAGTAATACAAAATAAATATAATTTTAATTACACTAGAGATGCAGACATTCAACATAAATTATGCACAGAAGCACAAGCTATTCTAGGAATAGGAAACTCAATGGGGATTACAAATTGGTGGAAAACAACTCCACTATCTTTTGAATCACCACATAACTTACTAGAAGCTGCAGCAAGAACAATGAAAGTTGCTAAATCAGAATCCATAGGAGCAACTAACTTAGACGCACTTGATTATAATTATTTTGAAACTAGGATTAGTAGAAAAAATTTGGGTATAGGTAATACTTTCCTCTTTACCCAATTAGTAGATAAGGGGTGGATATAAATGAAACCTACCGCAACTACAAGACTCCAATGGAAACAATGGTTAAGATCAAAAAGACATCTATTTAATAGTAATATTTTAGAATGTAAAATAGAAGATATAAAAGATGTATTTGTATCAAGAGCAGGATCAGTCAATGATTCAGATAAAGTAAAAATATTACTAACTAAATCTTATGGTTATATTGATATTCACAATGAAGAACTAGAAGATAAATTATTTTATATTCCAGCACTACCAGGTGATAAAATATCAGTTGGTGTAAGTACAGATGGAACTGCTCACGAATTTACATTTGATGGTAATGATACATCAATCATATATTCTGGATCAGCATATGCTTTAAACAGCACCCTAACTCTAAGTGGACAACAATTTAAAGTTGTAGGACTTGGAGGTGGTCTAATACAAGGACAAGGATCAGGACCTCCACC